GCAGGCATACCGGCACCAGCCTGTGCCTGCATGGCCATGGCCTGCGCAATGGCTTGCTGCTGCTGTTGGTTCTTCATCTCTTCCATGAGCACGGCACGCTCGGCAGCGGTATTGCGCACAGAGGCTGGCACGCCCAGCTTGTCGGCCAAGTAGTCCACCAGCATGTCAGTCTTGATGGCCAACTGGCCGTCGGTGCCCAAGCTCTGGCTGATCTGCATGTACTGCATGATCGCGTTGACCTCTTCCATGTTCTGGGCCATGGCCAGCGGAGCCACCGGGGTGACCTTGACCTCCAGCCCGTTGACGCGCAGGGGCATGTCAATCAGACCGCGCTCGTCCATGACTTCCAAGATCTTGGCGGTGACGGGGATCATGGTCTCGTTGATCAAGCGGCCAAAGGCAGAGCCAAGGTTCTGTGCCAGCTCCTTCATGCGCTCGACAATCTCGGTGGCCGATCTGGCAGACATGTTGTCAGGTGGCAGCGACTCATCCAGCAAGATGCGCTTGACGTTGGAGCGCAGATCGTTAATCACCAACTGGGACACGTTGAAGTCGCCAGACCGGGGCAGGGGCAGCAGGGCAGGGCCTTGTGAGCCGCCATTGCGTGCCACTGGGATGATGGCACCCGGCACGATTTTGACCGTGTTGGGATTGAGCACCCCATCGTCGGCTGCGGTGTAGACACCCGCCACGGCCAGCGATGCGTTCTTGAGCAGCAGCTCGATGGTTTTGTTCAGTGTCTTGATGTCGGGCAGGGCGGTCATCAACGGGCCACGGCCATAGATCTCACCGGCCACCTTCATGTAGCGGCTGATCACCCATGGGGACATCTTGCGGCGGCGGTAGACCAGCTCTTGCTTGGATACCTTGTCGATAACGTGGTAGCAGTAGTCGCCACGCTTGTGGTCATAGATGGTGGCCTCCAGCAGCTCGATGTCATCGGTCGGCTTTTGCTCGATGCGTCTGGCCATGTCGTCAGGGATCTCGGCATCTGGCCACTGGCGCTGGATGCTCTCGCCCTTCATGCGCATGCGGCGGTAGACGTTGTCCACCTGACCGTTTGCGCCTTCCTCGTAGCTCACCAAGAAGAGCGGCACGGGGATGAAGTTGAGCGGCTGCACATCATCACCCGGCTGCACCATCATGCAGGCGGTGCCGACCGCCAGATCCAACAAGAACTCGCCCATGGCAATGTCAAAGTTGGACTGGTTCAGCACGGTGAACATCTTGTCTTGGTAGACCTCAAGCACGGCCTGCGCTTGCTGTCTGCGCTCTGGCGGGATGTCCGATCCAGCTTCTAGCTTGGCCCACTTGCGCTGGGGTGGGAAAACCACAGACTGCAGCCGGTTGGCAAAGCGCTGGGTGGAGTTAATGGCGGTCGAGTCGAAGACGCGCTGCATCTTCTTGCTGCCCGTGGCACCACCTTCCCACACGCCGTAGAGCTGGCGCTGGGGCAGGGCGAATTCGTAGGCATCTTGGTAGAGCTGCTGGAACTCATCCTTCTTGGCTTGAGCAGCCACTTGTCGTTTAAGAATCTGCTCTGGTGTCAGGCGCATGCCGCCGGGTGTGTTCTTGTCGTATTCCATGATTTCCCTTTATTCGTACCATTCCAATTCAAGCAATGCCGTATGAGATGAGCTGTTCACGTTGGTCAACCGAAACAAGTAGTTGGTCAATGGTGTCAGCACATATTCCAAGCTGCTAGATGCACCACCAGACGATTTTTTGCCAGTGCCACCAGTAACAAACTGACGATTGATCAGTGTGCCAAGTGATGTGACTGTTGGATTGGTGACCATCGCCACATTGCTAGTCGCCGCAATGTTTCTGTTTCTTTGCACTGGTGTGAATGCAGTGCCGCCTGTGGTTGCTGTTCCTTCGTACAAAAAGAAGTCAGCATCACCAGAAGATTCCATAGCGATGGTCACATGTGCAATGGTGCCGGGGCCAGCCGCCAACACAATGTCTGCACTTAAGCCAGCATCCAACATCGCTGAATGAGGGTAAATATTCCACGCAATGAACGCACGGCCTTCATGCAGACGGTGATGGTTAACGTCAACAATAATGAGCCCGTTGTCAGACCCAGCAATCATCTGGTTGCCGTCTTTGTCTTTTTGAGTCAGCGCAACAAACTGAGCTTTTTGTGGCTGTGACTCGCGTTCAACGTACAAGATGGCCATATTTAATCGTCCATCTCAAACGGGTTGGATTTCTTGGCATCAGTGATTGGGCCACCCGGCTCCCATGTGTCGCATGTACGCGAGCTGGTGCAAGGAATGTCCCACTCGTCGCAGTAGCCGCCAGACTCATTTGTGTCAACCCACGATGGATCAACATCAGGTGGTGTGATCTGCTCGTACTTCTTCATGCAGTCATCAATGAACTTGGTCTTCCAGTAGTGGCCACAGTTGCCGCACACCATTTCACGCGCAGCGTTCTCGCTGACGTTCCATTTGGCAGACTTCATCAGCCAGAAAATGACCTCTGGCATCTTGGGGTTTGGTGGGCCAAGGTCTGCCTTGACAATGCAGATCCTGTGGTTGTGAATGCTCATGGCTTTGTTGATCAAGACCTCTGGGCATTTACCTTTTGTCAGGTCTTCGCTCTCGTCTAGCTCGACCTCGGCCAACATGTTGCGCTCGGTTGCCATCACTTGCCTTTCTTGAGCTTGTCAGCTTCACTCATGGCAATGGCAATGGCTTGCTCGCGGCTTCCAACTTTGTCACCGCTTGAGCTTTTGAGCTTGCCAGCTTTGTACTCACGCATGACCTTGTGGACTTTGTCTTGCATCTTGGCTTTCATGTCTTTCATCATTGAGCTCCTGAGAGTAGGGGTCTTGTTGCTTTGCGAGACACGGCACCCAGCTTGGCAGCCCGGCGCTCGCCGACCTCGCGCTTGAATGTACTCTCGGCCTCGCCCTTCTTGGCTGCAAACTGTGAAGAGTCAAACTCCTCAATAGCAGGTGCTGTGGGTGCCACGGGCAGGTCTGGCGCTTTTTCTGTGAACTTGGGTATTTCCTTGGGAACGTAATAGGTGAAGGGCTCTCGCTTGGTCTCGTAGCCAGCCAAGCCAAACAAACCCCACCTTGGCACCTTGTATTCTTTGATTCCCGTTGCCTCGATCACTGGATTGGCCTCAATGTCGGCCAGCAGTTTGTTGTAGTCGTCCAAGCTCTTTTGATATGCGGCCTTCTGCGCCTCATAGGTTGGCAGCAGCGACTCTTTGTAGGTCGCCATCTGCGCCTCAAACGGCTTCATCTTCTCAGCCACACCAGCTTGGTAGCCAGTGAATGCGGTCTGATACTCGCCGGTCAGCGCATCGATGCTGCTCTTGTACTGTTTGGCCAAACGCTCAATGTCGGATGTGCTGCGCCGGGCGATCTGGCGTTGTTTGAATTGGGGTAGGGTGGCCATTACTGCAACCTCATCCCGCCGCCGCTCAAGTCAACAGGAATGCCCAACTCTGCGTCCATGCGCTCGCCTGACAAAAGTGATCTGCGGCCACCACGGGTGCGAGCCTTGAGCGCTGATGCCTCAGACGCTGCAGCTTTGCGGCGCTCTTCGTCGGCAGCGGCTTGCACTTCCTTGGCCTTTTTCTCCATCTCCAGCTTGTTGGTCTGGTAGTTGAGCTGTGACTGCTCAAACTGCTGCCGAGCGGTCTGGGCTTGTTGTTCAAGGGATGCGCCTTGCTTAGCGTACTCAGCGGTCTGCTTGGCCAGCTCGGTACGCATGGCAGCTTGATCGGCTGCCTGCTGTGCCAGCAAGGTACGCTGATCATTTTCGGCTTGTTGCCTAGACTTTCGCGCTTGATCGGCGCTTACTGCGGTGCTCAATACGATGGCACCAGTGATCCAGTAGGTCATGTGGTTATCTCCTTGTGTTCAAAAACGTCCATGCCCAGCTCGGCGTACTCCAACGCGGTGAACATGTTTTCCAATATCTCGATGTCGGTCTCATTGGTCGGGTTGGGGTGAATGGTTGTCCAGATCGCGTCTTCATGCGTGTGAACCACCCGCTTTGTCCCGGCCTCAGAGATGAATGACGCTGGCGCTGTGTGGGTCTCCAAGCCAAACTCGGTGTAGCAGGTGATGCTGCCTTGGCTGATGATGTTGAAGTGACGATGCCGGTGGATCTTGCCGACCACCACGGTGCCAGCAGGCAGATGGATCTCACGCGCATAGATGCCGGGTGCAAGCCAGTGCTTGACGGGTGGTGATTCGTCCATCCGCTCACCGTCAGGCAACGCCTGACAGGCTCTTTGAATGGCCATGATCTTCTGCCGCGCAATTGGCGCAGGCAGATTTGTCAACGGCAATTCAATGATGGCTGTGCTCATAGCAAAGGATTCTAATGGGCTTTGTACATGGATCAATGGCTGTATATCTGCGAGATATACCGTCATGCAAACACATCGAAGTCAGTGCTGGCGCTGGACTGGCCCATGGGTCGGCCACCGAGCTGATGGGTGCGGGTCATGCGGTTGTACTCGCCGCCGCCCAGCATCAAATAACCAAATGAGTCGCCAATGTGTGAGTGCTCGTTCTTGTTTGGCGCGTCGCGGAACCGTTCTTGGCCAGCTCCGACCGCCACCCGCTTGAAGTGGTAGCCACCGGCAAGCGCTTTGCGCAGCAGCTTGCACTCGCGGTTCACAATCAGCCCCGGCAGGCCAGCGATCAGGCGCTGCATGGGGGCAGCAGAGGCCTCACGGCGCACCTTGAAGTCGTTGCTGGCCGTAGGTTGTGCGCGCAAACCCAAGGTTTTCAAGTAATCGAAGGCGGTGACCTCGTATATTGCATCTCTGGCCATGCCTGCCGGGTCGCCCCAGATCATCACTTGGTGGTTGGGGTAGCGCTGGTTCAATTCGCCCAGCAATTGGTGGCCAAAGCGCTCCAGACCCATGTCAAAGGTCACAATTTCTTGGTGAATCAGCCACCTGCCGTTGGGCAAACGCTGGCCAATGGTGGCTGCAGGGGTCAAACCGAAGTCAAGTCCCACTTGTATTGGCACGCTGGGGTCAATTTCGGTCTCGCCGGACATGGTCGAGTCCTCATATTCTGGCCAAACAGGCCTGCCTTCTTGGACATAGGTGTATTCGCCACCGGCATAGCAGCGGATCCAGTCCAGATTCTTGCCAAGCAGCATCTGCTGGTAGTAGCCGGGCGGCAGGTTGTTGATGTTTTCAGCCTTGGGGTTGACCTTCCACCACTTGCCGGACGCAAAGATGTGGTCATTGGCCTCTGGCATCTCAGGCAGATCCTCGACATCGACCGGCACCACACCACCGGGCTGCTTCCAGAACTTCCAAGCGTACTGGCCGCTCATCTTTTCCTTTTCGGCCATGCGATGCCACCAGTGATCGTCGTCCATGGGGTTGGTGTCCATCCAGATTCCGTGCCATGTGGCCCCGCCATCGCGCTTGGTAGGGTATCGGCCAACCCGGTGGGTCAGTCCATCGATCACGGCCTTGGGCAGCTCACGCGCCTCATTGACCCAAGCGCCTGTCAACTCCAGCGACAGCAGCTTCCTGACATCCTTGGGCTGGTCAAGGGCCAAGAAGATGACCTCGCAGTCAATGCCAGCAGCATCCCCGCGGGCAGGCAGCCGGATGTGGTGGGTGATGGGCGGTGTCCACAGCATGGGGCCGAAGGTTGACTCAGGGAAGAGATCCAGCCATGTCTTGATGGTGGTGGTTTTCAGCATGGGGTAGCTGTTCCTGACAATCGCCCAGCGCGAATACCTGATGTTGTCAATCGGAGATGCTTTTTGCTGAACCGCTTTGATGAAGATCTTGGCCGCGCAGCCGTAGCTCTTGCCCGACCCCACCGGCCCCATGATCCCCTGCACAAAGTTCTTGCTTTGAATAAAGTCGTAGATGACGGGCGACTCGCTGAAATCGAGGTTTAAGCCTGCCACTGGCACGGTCTTGTCGGACATTTCTTTGGTACGGGCCATCTTCTTGCTCCAATTCTTCAGCTATCTGTCTCTTGCGCCACATCGTCGTCTTCCTCGCACAGCTCACAGCCGGGGTGGTCAGGATCCCTGCAATCAGGGTGGTTCATCAGCATGCCACGGTATCTACGCTCAAGCCTGTCTTGCGCTTTAAGCTCTTCCATCTCGCCTTCGTCAATCATGTTTCCCCCCTCGGTGCCACCACATTGATGTCAATCACAGATGGCTTGTTGTCGTCATTAGGGTTGTCAAGCAGACCACTGGCCTTGGCCAGCAACCGCAAGACCCCCACCTTGTCATAGAGCTCGATCTCCAAGGTGCTGACCCCGTCCTTGTCAGTCCTCACCTTGATGTTCTTGATCGCATGCAGCGCGTGCTCGGGAATATCGCTAGACCTCTTCACCGTCACATTGCCCTGCTCATCCCAAGACATGATGTCTGTCAGTTTGGTGTTGGCCATAGCCAGCAACGCATAGGCCACCGCCTCTTTGTTATCCAAAAGAGTTGATGACCTCTCCAGCCTGCGCTGCACAGACCTCACCCCACCCCAGTTGGTCAGGGGAGGGATCACACTTGACTTAGCGCCCCTGCTCATCAGAAGGGAATATCGTCATCAAGGTCTGGCACCACAGCCTTGGGGCTTGGCTGGGCAGCAGCAAACACCGGTGCAGCAGCAGACTGAGTTGTCTTGGCCTTGCCAACCTTGATCTTGAACCAAGGCTCGCCATCAGGCTTCTTGTTGACGTAGATGTCCAAGAAGTGCTTGGTGCCATCAGGCATCACAAACGTGCCCTTGTAGTCCCCGTGCCACGCCTCAGTCTTGTCAG